TATTCAATTGTATATTTGATGGAAAGAGAAGTCATTAATGAAACTTAAAATAAGCGAACTGTTTTACAGTGTACAGGGTGAAGGACGCTACATGGGTGTACCCAGTGTGTTCCTGCGTACATTTGGTTGCAACTTTCAATGTGCAGGCTTTGGTATGCCCAGAGGCAAAAAGACAACAGAAGTGGACGCTATTATTGAGCTAAACGATAAATTTAAATACAAAACATACGGCGACTTGCCGTTGGTTACAACAGGTTGCGACAGTTATGCTAGTTGGCATCCAAAGTTTAGACACTTGAGTCCTACATACGAAAACGACGAACTGTCGGACATGATCGTGGATACACTGCCGTTCAAAGAGTGGCGTGAAGAGCACTTGGTTATTACAGGTGGCGAACCACTGTTAGGTTGGCAACGTGAGTATCCTGACTTGTTGAATCAGCCTAAGATGCAGAAACTAAAAGAAATAACAATAGAAACAAATGGTACGCAACCATTGCATGAAGACTTTAAGTTTTTTCTATTAGATTGGACCAGTCGCAGAAGTTCCAGTGCGTTAACTTTTAGTGTAAGTGCTAAACTAAGTTGTTCAGGTGAAAAGAAGGAAGATGCTATACGTCCTGATGTTGTAGCAGAGTATAGTCATTTTGGTTACACTTACTTGAAGTTTGTTATTGAGAACGAGCAGGATGCAGAAGAAGCACTAGACGCAGTAAAAGAATACAGACTCGCAGGATTTGATGGGCCTGTGTACTTTATGCCTGTAGGCGGAGACCAAGACACATATAGATTAAATAATAGAGCAGTAGCTGATTTGGCTATGCGAAATGGTTTACGTTACAGTGACCGACTACAGGTCCCGTTGTTCAAAAATGAGTGGGGTACTTAATTGCCGTTGCCCCCACCTTTGCCTTTGTTTCAGCACCTCGGAGAAGACATTGGATTCGGTTTAGTTAAAGATTGGACTTTAACTTTTTGCGTGTGTCCTAGACGCTGTTTTATCAGCAAGAAATGGATATTTTTAAAAAAAGCATACAAGGGCGAAGCCTATATTTACAACTATAGAGGTCCCGAAGGAACAAGCGAAACCTATTGGGTTTCAACGGATGCATTTTTAGTATGGAAGTTAACAGGAAAGAGATGAATAAGATTTGTGTTATTTGCAATAAACAGTTAGATCCTAAATGTACATGGTCGGCATGTAGTTTAGCAAACAAACTACACGTGGCTAAACCAACAAGTACATTAGACAATGCCAGGCGCAGTCCAGAATACGACGGCAAATTTTATCCACAATGGAAACAAGAAATAGATCAATTTACTGGGAGACACTGATGTTTGATATATTCAAGAAGAAAAAGCCAGAAAAGAAGAAAGAAGCACCCAAGGCTAAAAAGACCGATAAGGAAATAGCAACAGAAAACAAAGAACCATGGGTAAATGTTTTAACTGTTGAAGTTGATCCAGACGATCCAGGTAATGGTGCATTTGAATTAGATTGGAACGATTACTTTGTGGCCAAGTTAGTCAAAGCAGGCTATCAACAGAAAAAAGAAGATACTGATGCTGTTATAGTTGATCGTTGGTTCCAAGCAGTATGCAAGAACGTACTGGCAGAAAACTATGAGCAGTGGGAGGCAAATCAGGATCAAACAGATGGCCGTGCCAGACAAGTTAATCAAAATGATTTAGGAAACGGTAGAACGGAAGTTTCATGATACTGTATGTAAACGGTGACAGCCATAGTGCTGGAGCTGAAGCAGTTAACGATTATTGTTTTGCAGAAGATGATCCTTTTTACTATAATCTTGGACGTATACCCCATCCTGAGAACGAAAAGGCCAGTTATGGTTGTTTGATAGCAAATGAGTTGTTTGCTATACTGCATTGCGATGCTGAAGCCGCCAGCAGTAACGATCGTATACTACGTACAACTAGAGCATACATCGAAGGTGGTAAACCAGATGCTATCATTATAGGGTGGAGTACTCATGAAAGACAAGAATGGTTGCACCATGATGTATATTGGCAGGTTAGTGCAGGTGGGGTTGGTGACGACTGGCCCGAACTAGTTAAAGAAAAATACAAGTTTTACATCAGTCAAATTGATTGGGACAAATGCAAACAGCAGGAACATGAAAAGATTTGGCAGTTCCACAAAGAACTACAAGAACAAGAAATACCGCACCTATTTTTCAATAGTTATAGCAACTTTCAAAACATTCCTACGGAAGATTGGGAAGATTGTTTTATTGAACCATACAACCCAGACATGACGTATTACAATTATTTAAAAAATCAAGGACTTACAGCACTTCCCAGTTATCACTATAGAGCAGATGGACATCGCAAATGGGCAGAATACTTGATGCCGCACTTGACCAAGTTGTTATAATATGCTACTATTATTAAATGAAATATCTTATTGTAGACACCGCAAACACATTCTTTCGTGCCCGACACAGCGCACATCGTCAAGCAGACACCTGGGATAAACTTGGTTTTGCTGTACACGTTACACTGTCTAGTGTAAACAAGGCGTGGCGTGATCATAAAGCAGACCATGTTGTATTCTGTTTAGAGGGGCGTAGTTGGCGCAAAGACTTTTATGAACCTTACAAGAAAAACCGTACAGTTGCAAGACAAGCACTAACAGAAGCACAAGCAGAAGAAGACGCATTGTTTTGGGAAGCATTTGATTCACTAAAAACATTCTTAGATGAAAAAACAAATTGTACTGTAATGCGTCATGGTAATTTGGAAGCAGATGATTTGATTGCTGGATGGGTACAAGCACACCCAGATGACGAACATGTTATTATCAGCAGTGACACTGATTTTTATCAACTGTTAGCAGACAATGTAAAGCAGTACAACGGTGTGTCAGATGAATTGCACACACTGGAAGGTATATTTGATAAGCGAGGCAAGTTGGTGATGGACAAAAAGACTAAAGAGCCCAAGCAAATACCCGACCCAGAGTGGATCTTGTTTGAAAAGTGTATGCGTGGAGATTCAACAGACAACGTGTTTAGTGCATATCCAGGTGTACGCAAGAAAGGTAGCAAAAACAAAGTTGGATTGCTTGAAGCCTATGCTGACAGAAATGCAAAAGGTTTTAATTGGAACAACTTGATGCTACAACGTTGGACTGACCATAATGGTGAAGAACACAGAGTGCTAGATGATTATGAGCGCAACAGGATATTAGTTGATCTCACTGCACAACCAGATGAAGTGAAGCAACAAATTGCAACCACCATTGCAGAAGGTAAAGTAAGTAGAAAGAGGCCAATGGTAGGTGCGCAGTTTTTGAAGTTTTGTGGCAAGTATGATCTAAACAGACTAAGTGAACACAGCCAGCAGTATGCAGAGTTTTTAGGAGCAGGTAATCCAGAATGATTGATCAACTAATGGTCCAACAGCAAGTAAACAACGTGTGGCAACACATGGTTGGTGTTATATGTTTAAACTGCACAAATCGCAAACAGGTTAAACGTGTATTGCCTGAGTTTTTTGCTAAATGGCCCACGCATGATAAATTGTTGCAGGCACTACCGCAAGAGATTGAACAAGTAATTGAACCACTTGGAATGAAACATGTACGGTTAAAAAGACTGTGTCGCATGAGTGAGCAGTTTGAAAACTGGGACGGAGAAGATGCTACAGAATTGTATGGCATTGGCAAGTACGGAAGCGACAGTTATAGACTATTCTATAAGAATGAGATACCAGAGGATGTAGGGGATCACGAACTTAACAGGTATATCCAGGAAGAACTAACAGCATGAATGACCTAATAGCAAAAACCATAATCAAGAACAAATATTGGGTAGTAGAACAATCTGGTAATCAGGTTGCTACTATACAAGCAATAGAGAATGGTGGCTTTGTTTATGTACACAATGATCAAAGAGAAACATACGCTAGTGTAAAAAACATAAAGTCCAAGTACAACATACAGTTTGCTGGTACGGAAAAAACTGCCAAGGACAAAGAAAATTTGATTTATGGGTACCCAGCAACCAGTAGAGTCTACAACGAAGTATTTGATGTGCAAAGACAAATACCAATTTACAACAAAACACCAAAGAGCCGTAGTCAATACTGCGCAGGGTACTATTTGGTCAGGGCTGGTAATAAATGGTCAAAAGAGTTTTGTCCAAAGAATATTCTACTCAGTAGATACGAGTATTATGGTCCATTTAAATCAGAACAACAAATGTTAGAAAAGTTAAAACAATTATGATCAAAAGATTCGTACAAGGATTTATCTTAGGTGTAGTCACAACAGGGGCAATTACAATCGGTGCAGAAATATTCGCACAAGAGTTGATGGATCCCAGAGAAGAAGAATCTGTAACAAGAAGCAAGCCAGTAGAGTGCTACGCCAGTCAGAGTGTGTTAACAATGGCAGAAGATCAAGGCTACGAAGTTTTCTGGCAAGGCGCAAACATCAAAGACAATTACCCAGATAACACAATCGTAATCATAATCAACAATGAATTAAACTCGTGGATGGCATTAGAAATGAATATGGAAGCCGCATGCATTTTAGGTTATGGTGGTAATTTTTGGTTGTTTAACCAATATTATCAAAATTTAACTCCACAAGAGGAGCAACAATAATATGGAAAAGATCAGTCTAGCAATTAAAAAGTTCAACGACAAAGTAAAACTAATGAACCAGACTGGTAGTAAACAATTAGCACTAACAGCAGAAGAA